CAGACAATAATGAGTGATGAGGCCATTCAACTAGCCAAGCGAACTGTAGAGGCCAGATGGGGTAAGCAATATATGGGAGAACTAAAGGCAAAGGTGCAAGTGTGTCAAAAGGCTAAGGCTGCTGCTAATGCAACCCCAGCTGCACAAGAAGCACATGAGGCAATCAGGCCAACACATTTTGAGAATAGCCAGCTACCAGAATCAGAGGATTGGTCAAACCAGGATAAGAAAATCTACCATCTCATCTGGCTAAGAGCAATTCAATCAATTATGGCCCAAGCTAAGGGAGAGAGCAGGACTATTATGTTTGACCTTGAGGGTGATGATCTTGAGCTACCCTGGGAAGCCAAGTGGAAACGCACCTTATTCCAAGGGTGGAAGATTGCCGATGAGAAGGAATCTCAGATTTCCCTTGCACTAGCCGAGGATAAGGAGGCAAATGAACCTGAGGAATCAGCAGAGACATCATGGAAACTAGCTGAAGGAATTAAGGAAGGGCAGGGTATATCATGGAAAAGCTTGAAGGCAACGCCTCAGGAATCTAAGCCCCAAGGACGCTTTACTGAGGCCACACTTGTGCGCGAGCTTGAAAAGAAGGGTATTGGACGCCCATCAACCTTTGCATCTCTTATTTCCACCATTGTAGATAAGGCTTACATTGAAATTAAGGATATACCTCAGACAATACAGCAATCCAAGACATATAGCTTATCTGGAGTAAATCAGTGGCCGGCTACAATAGAAGCATTTCAGATAAAAAAGGGCGGTGAGAAGGCTCGCATAGCACCCACTCCACTAGGTCTTACTATTCTTGATTTCACCCTGAAAAACTTCCCAGATCTCTTTGCCTTTGACTTTACTGCTGCTATGGAAACCAAGTTGGACAAGATAGCGGAAGGTTCTGAGCCATGGAAAAAAGTGCTAGAGGACACCTGGAAGTCATATAAGGACCGATATGAGACGCTTAAATCTAAAAGTGGGGGCACCCAGGTGAATTCTAAGCGAAAGGAATTTAGCGATGGTCTAGTTGCGGTAATGACAGGGAAGGGTCCATTACTTCTCAAGGAAGATACCGATGGAAACAAGGATAAGACTATCTTCTATGGCTGGCCTCCTGGTAAGCAATTACAAAGTATTACTGAAGAGGAAGCTCTTGCATTTATTCAAGAGAAGAGTAAACAAATGGCAGGAGATTCAATGGGTGAATATAATGGCCACCAGATTCTAAAGAAAAAAGGACCCTATGGTCTCTATGCGGAATGTAATGGTGTACGTGTGAATTGTCTGCCAGATACTTCTCTAGAGGATATAATCGTGAAACTACAAGCGAAACAGGAGAGTCCTGCTAGAACTCTAGGGCCTTTCCAGATTCGCACTGGACAATATGGACCCTATCTGATGAAGAGTAGTGGAAGCACTACGTCCTCTAGTAAAAAACCAGTATGTGTCTCTATTCCAAAAGGCACAGATCTGGATACATTAACTGCTCAGCAAGCGGGTGAAATCTTTGAGGCAGGGCTCAAGGCTAAGGCGGCAGGAGGATTTAGGAAGTTCAAGAAGACTTAAGATCTATTCTTACGAGTTCCACTGCTACTGCGACTAAATATACTATTTTTACTACCACTACTCTCGTTTGCTTCCCTGACCGCAGAAAGCCTGCCGTGGGGAACTACCGCCCTAATAATATTACCATCAACTAATACATGGCTGCCCTTGCGAACTGCAATTAAGGCCGTGGAATTTGCATACTTTGCAGCCCTCATAGATAACGCAGGAGTAAGGTGAGCCTTGACTATTTCATTAGACTTAGTATCCTTAACCTCAAAGCGCCCACCGCCGGGTGCAGATTCAACTACTGCTAAGAACATTGCACCTACATTCTTTCCCTCACGCAGTTTCTTAGCATATTCAGAAACAACTAGATTAGAACTTTCTGTTGCACGACGCGTCTTTCTTCCCTTCACCTTTGCATGCTTCCTTGATTCGGCAGCAGATTCTCTCTTATGCCCCTTTGACTTATGAGAGTTAGAATGTGTGGGCATCTCTATATAGTAAGCCTATAAATAATGATAAAAATTGAATAATGATTCTAGGTTAAGTAAGTATCACCATGTTCAGAATTGTTTGGACTTCTCTTATCACAGGCGCTACCGGTCATGGCGAGGCAATCTTTACTAAGAGTGAGGCTCTTGAGATAGCAAGTGCCTACAATAGGGACTGGGATTCTAAGATTCACCATTGCATTGAAAAATACGAGTCACCTGGTCTAACATTAAATGTGAAGGGGCACAGGTGCTCGTATGGAGATTTGAGCTTTGTAGGACATGCGACTCCAACGCCAACTGCAAGCCATGAGACAACGCCTATAGTTTCTGAGACTCCTAAGCCTTCGGCTTCTTCTGCTTCTTCTTCGGTAAAGGAACCGTTCCCCCAGCCGCAATAATTGCAGCCTCCTTCTGCTCTTTTAACTTCTTTCTCTTATGACACCATGCCCAGAATGCCTGTGTCCCATGATCAGGCATAGGACCAATATCTGTCTCAAGGACAGGCATCTTTTTTTCTGCCTCTCTAGCCACTTTCATCGCTAGACTAATTGTCCTGTCATCGTGACCAGAAAGAGTCCCATCAATAAACACCTTAGTTGCTGCACAGCGTGCCCAAAACTCATCATACTCTGCCTTCTCTCGCTTCTGCTCCTCATAGAACCACTTAATATCAGATTGCGGAATACGCAGTCCACGATTGGTATAATACTCCCTAATAGACTCAAACGCCTCCATTGCCTTAGTCATACGTTGAGATTGCCCTGGAATAGGAGGAACTGGTAGACTAGAAATCTTTATAATGCGAGGCTGCTTTAGAGGCTCATCTTGTGTGATCTTTTTGAGCTTTATTACCCTCTTAAGGGTCTTATCTGGCTCTAATGCTGGTTGCAAGGTCGGCTGCAAGATAACCTGAACTAGCTTCTTTAGCTTAATGACTCGGGTTGCCATTTTTAAGTAGACTAGCTGCTGCCAACCCTTCAATTTTATTTGAGTAATTGCAATTAGACAAATAAAAAAGTAATTAAGATATAGCTGATTTTTATTTATAGAATTCTTAGGCGCATGCATTCAGAAGAGCCTTCTGGTCAGCCTGACGAAGCCATGCACGAACAACAGACTCAGTGCAGCGCATCTGCTTAGAAGCAAAGGTCACCCAGCGACTCGTTGCCTGAGAACGGCGATCGGCAATAGGATAAGAAGGGTTCTCATCCGTTGCCTCAGAAAGAAATGCATGATACCAATTCTCCCAGAGAGTCATAAACTTGGAATCAGCCTTGTATGACTGGGCAGTTGTAGTGGTGGCAGTAGCAGGAGTAGCAGCAGTAGTAACAGAAGAATTACGCAGGCTTAGCAGGGTGCGAGCTGCAGCGTAGAGAGATGCGTTCGTAGAAGAATGACTACGAGTGGAAACCATCTGGGTATACTTTTACTCTAGGGAATGACCGCAGTCAATTTTTGAAGGTAACTGAGGAATTGGTGCTGGAATAATTTTTCGCATTAGACACTCAAGCCAATATACTTTCGTAGGATAACAGGTGACGCGAATAAGATCTTCTCCATCATTTAATTTATCCTGTAATCCATTAATCATTAGATGACATCGATGAGAAGTATGATCAGGTATACATCCCCTATAAGCATCTATAAGAGTAGTATAATAAGTAGCATCTACCAAACCACTTGTAATATCCTGTCTTAGAACACGGTAAGGATGCAACATATATACTATATCTAAATAAACTTTAGACTGATTTATATTAGTGAAAAAATTGACGCCTAGTAGTGAGTACTGGAAAGCACTAGATATAAATGCCGCTATCAGATAAGGATATTCTTGATAGTCTACAGCATATAGAAGATGAAATTAAAGAAACTCTAAAAGAGCTTTCCTCTATAAAACAGGAAATGGATGCAGAATCCTCGGAGGAAACGGCGCGGGTATTCAAGTTCCTGCACAACTTAGAGAGACTTAGCTTTTCTAAGCAGTTTAATCCAGGGACTTGTCTACAGAAGCACTTTGGATTCTCCGAGGAAAAGGCAGAGAAGTATCTGTTTAAGTTCATTGAGAATATCTCTGAGGTAAGTCAGAATTGTGGCAGTTCACTTAATTCAGTAGTATCTGAATCAAGCTCGCACAGCTCACATATTCCAGATTCACAGGCAGCTGAAAAAAAGAGAAGGGGGCCAAAGCCCTATTCTGAGATGACGCCTGAGGAGCTTCTTCTTGCAAAGGCTAAGAAATTAGAGAAAGCAAGACTCGCGGCAAATACATCTGCAGAGATAGTAAGCCATACTCCTGTAATAGCCACCCAGCAAATCGCACCGACTAAAGTAAAGCGTGTAATTAAAACAAAAAAGCTATCAGATGGAATTAAGATTTGGAATTCCTTTCTAAAGGTTGTTAGGGCTGAAGTAGATACAACTGGTAATACTATGGCGTATGATGACCTAGTAAAGAAAGCAAAAGAGATGAAGGAAGCAGATCCAGGCGCCTATGAACTGTTCTCGTCTACCTGGACTCAAGAAGATGATAGTTCACCCAGTAATGCTTGAGCCTCTTTATATTCGTTTAATTCACAAATACGCATAGAACTCCAACCAGGATTTAGTGCAGCCTTAAGTGCAATTGGATTTCTAGACTCAATTGCAGCCCTTAGAATTGGAATCTGCTCGGTAATAATCTTATTATGCATATCATCCATTCTTTTTTCATTAGCCTGCATTGTCTTCAAGCTATCTCTATATTTAGAAAGGCGCTTCGAACTATATATATTTGTAAGAATATCATCAAGGAGTGTTAGTCTTTCATCTAAGGTATATCCAAGTAAATTTACTACCTCATCATACGTGCGACGAACCTCTGGTATCCAATTATAGGTAATTCTATCATACATTTCTAGGAATTCACTAACAATCGGTCCTGCTCGCACCCGTGTAGATCCACCGCCACTCATTGAACGGTAATAAGGAACTAGAGTATTCTGTCTAAACTGCTCTATAATTCGTAGATCACCCTCAATAAGAGAATTTGCCTCCTCCTGCATTCGCTTCCAGCCATTATAATCACTTGCAAGGCTGATTAGAGCATTAATTGTAGTCGTAATACTAGCGCCACTGTGGGAGAATATTTTCATGTGATTAAAGATTATATTCTTCATAGTGTCACTGGGATCAATTACTCGGTTATAGTCCTGAGCAATCTCCCTAGACTCTACATAGAGCCATGCATTCACTATTGGTGTGCAAGCCATATTGATAGCCTCTATAGCATTAATTAGACCACGTCTAAAAAGGTCGTCGGCAACAAACGAAACATCATATGCCCGTTGAAAATTCATTATACATAGTATACATGAAAAATAGTATCAATTTTTAATGTAGGCGTTAGACTATTAATAGCGGGGGTATACACTGCGATCATTCTCAAAATGACGCAAATGCTGTATATAAGACTGATTACGTAATGTATCCTCTAGCATATGAATACTATCCTTCAAGAGGTAGAGTGCATTCATACCTCTCATATACCTCTCAGAATAAGAGAGTGGATTTGTCCTAAGAAACTCCTTCCTAGACATATATGCCCGCTGAGCAAGAAGATCTACTGCATTTGCATGAGTTAGACGACCATATAGCTTGAAGTCAGGCTCTGTCTTAATAATCGCTCGAACAAAGTTTATAGGGCGCGGAGAAGGCCAGAGAGCGTGATTATAAGGGGTGGGTGTGTAGTCATGGTTAATATTATCATCTGCCTGAGCCTGCTCATCATCCAGTTCCTCCTGGAGGCCATACTGATTCTCCTGAGCCTGCAGAACCGAATCAGATACAGAAGAAGAATCTGGAACTGATGCATCTTGCTCTTGCTGTGCATGTGCCTTAGCATCTGCAAACCCCACATTATAGATAAGAGTGTAGATAATATAATACATAAGGGTGTAAAATGCAATAAAGTAGCCAGTATTAAAGTAAGAAACAGTAGGCGCAACAACAAGCATTGTATATACAAAATACAGGTCTAAGGGAGGTCAATTTTACCCTTGCAAAAAAAATTACCGCCTGCGGGGATCGAACCCGCGACATTGTGGTCTCATACATGGCCTAAGCCTGTTAAAAGCCACACGCTCTACCAGCTGAGCTAAGACGGTTTATATACCCTAGGTGGGGATCGAACCCACAATCTTCAGCTGATTCCTTGATAGAAGGCTGACGCGTTATCCATTGCGCTACTAGGGCACACTAACAACACGGCGCCGTTGCCACTCAATTTTTGGGGCGCGCATTTTTTTGGCCTGCTAACTAATAAGAGGCGGATTAGGGCCAACAAAGATTATAGGTGCATCATCCTCAGGATTCATAACAATGCGCTCCCAGACTCCAGAGCGAATCTCTCGCCATGTTCCACATATCATCACCCTCCTTGCTGCGGGCTTAGGCTTTCGCAGACTGCGCCAAATAAGCTGTATCTTCCTAGCAGCCATCAGCTTAACCTGATAGCGAGAAAGGCCAAGAGTAGCCTTGAGAAATTTTGCCTTGTTCAAGTCAGCATTCAGGTGATTCTGGACATTTGCGATATACTTCTTATGCCTGATAATCATATCCCTGTTGTATATCCGGTCATAATACAGAAGGCGATCCTGATAGCCAAGCCAACACGCCTTGATTAGGCCAGCAGCATAAAGCTGCAGTTCCTCAGGAGTCTTTGTGGCCTTCAGGAGCTGAAAACGCTGCCTTGTGCGCTCCTGTGCAAGAATATAGTGTAGGCTAGGTTCCTCCTCCCACACATCCTCCTCCTCATCCTGATCCTCCTCCTCAACTGGGGCAGGAAGTGGCATCTTCTCAAAATCATTAGACTCGTGTCTGCAGAGGGGGCAGTTCTCATGTGAGCCCTGAGACTTCTGCTTGTTAAACCATTGTGTGAGACAAGAGAAGTGAAACGGGTGTAGGCATGAAAGCTCAACCTTGCCAGTCGCAGAAGTGATTTCAGAGTAACAAATAGAGCACTCCATTTGTAAGGTAACTTACATTATTCAATTACCTTAGTCAATTTTATTTTCCATGACTAGCTTGAACCCAGCCTAGTCTTGTATTCTAAATGATACAGGTCATACCACTTTGACTGCAGCGTTAACTCTGAAAGAGTATGAGATAAGACCGATAAGGAGAATGCATGCTTCATCTTATCCCAGCGCGCTCCATGGCAATGATAACAGAGGCCATTGCAGAGAATTTCTGGATCCTGGACATCCACAAGATAACAGGCATAGCAGTAATTAAACATCTGGCAATAGGACTGTAAGTCAATATAATCAACTGGTTGCATTGTGTTAAGCTGAATTAGGATAAACCATCAATTTTGGCAGTCAATTGTAAAATAGGGCTTATCCTGATTCGCATCTAGCTGCTTGCCCATCTGAATTGTCTGGTCAATTCTATCCATTAGTTTCTGCTCTTCCTTCTCGGCATAACGACGCATAGCGGCAGTGGGTCCTGCTATCTTCTTACTTCTAGAAGCTGGAGAAAGAGTAAAGTGGGTTGTATGGTATGTAAGTCCCATATTTATACGATGCTCCTCCTTGAAGGCAAACGACTCAATATAGCTATCCATTACACCACATGACTTGACGATTTCCTTCATTCCCTCTATTCCAGATACATCCATCATAGCACTCTTAGAATTAAGATCATGAATTTTAGCCTTAAGGTCATGAAAGAGGGTAATCAAGATGTGAGACTCGGCCATTGTGTAAAAAATATTTAATGGCTTATTTTATCAATTTTACTAGTATTTACTCATAAAGAGCACAGTCGCCAATAAGCTCCTTGCAACGCTGGACACTAATATATCCCTGGCTCTTCATAATTACAGCAAAGTTTCGTAGGGCATCTAGCCTAGTCGCAGGAGGAATGCGATACAAGGCATCGGCCATAGCAGGAAATAGTTTCTCCAGTGAAATACGGAGAATATCTGGATCAGTTGCCCGTCGTAGAAGCATACATGCCTTCTTCTTATCCCATGAATACGCTGGCATCGCCGCATGATACTCCTCCAGCTGCATATCTAGAAGTTTCTCAATCCTCTTCTCCAGAAGGTAAATGTCGTCAGTAGTAAGGTGAATATCTAGAAACAGCGCATTAGGAATATCTCCACTGTAATGAATATTCTTCAACTGGTCGAGCTTATCCTTTGACCACACAAGAGACTGGTTGGCGTAGTCAAGGTCATACTTAGAAATATCTGCAATTCTAATCCGACGAAGGGTATCCATAGATGAGTAAAAAAAGATATGGATATATTTTGTCAATTTTTTGAGCTGCACGTTTGCTTATGCGGGGGCATGGTGCTTGGACCGCAGACGCTTTCGCTCTGCCTTCTTAGCCAGAAATCGTGCAAATCCCTCTGCCTTGGCCTGCGCCTTAGCACTGGCCTTTGCATCTGCAGCCATCTGATCCTCAGGGCTAAGAGGCTCTGGCTTGGCCTTCTGCTTTGCTACTGCAACGCGCTCCTCCAGGATGCCGCGGAGCTTATTCTTGCTTGCCTTAATAGAAGACTCACGGTTGTTCATGTTTTCTTTTTATTAAGTAAGGGGTAATAGTATTATGTGGTAGCCTTAGTTCAATTTTTGTTTTCGCATAAAACAGCAACACCAGCTTGATGGCTCTGGCTCAGACTCCTGCTCTTCTACCTCTGTATCTGAAGCTGCAGATTCATCGCTTGAAGTATCGCTAGTGACTATCTGGTTCTGAGCATCACGCTGCTCAATCATATGCTTTAGCTCTTCTGCCTGAGAAAGAAGATCATGTAACTTATTCTTAAGAAATTCAAGTCTCTCAAGATTTACCATGTGATACTAGGCTATTACGCTGGCTAGGCTCAACTTTTGCGGCATTCAGCAAAATAAAATTGAAGCAATCCATATTACAATTAATTATACCCCCAAATACAATGGCATTTCAGAGTAAGAAGATAATTGTCGGCGGTTGGCCGGCATTTGCCGAGCAGACCGGTGTGCATAACAAGGAGCCAGTGGAGACATTTGACTGGATTCCCTCTGAAACTGACAAATTCTATTATAATGACTTGCGAGCAGCACTTGATAAGGTGGAGGGGTCTAGAGAGTGGCTGAAGACCTATGAGTTTGACGAGGAAAGAGACACCTACCCCTTCAACAGCGAGATTGGGAGCCAGCTTATTATGGCAATGTCTAACAATCACAGCGGATCCTCTGCACATATTATGCTTTACAACTATACCATGGCTCTAAAGGATTGGGACTCCTTTGTCTTGAGAATCAAGAAGTTCCATGGTCGAAGGCAGTTCAAGCAGCAGCAGATTCCATACGAAGTGGTTAATCGGATTTTATCCGCATGCGATGAGTGGCTCGCAGGTGGCAGCTTTGGCCTAGATGCTGTGAATGTTGAGACAAATATTTTGAGCACCTGTGCGATGCATGGATATGCGGGTAGCGTGCCGCAGATTGAGAAAGTTCTCAGGCAAATCAGAATGGAGTATGATATTAGTCACGCTGAAGAGAAGCGCAAGTATGAGGAAGATTCTCACAATGATCTGATAAGCAGCATTAAGTTCCTCTATAAGAATCCAATCCGCTGGTTTGACACGGTAAATGGCTGCTATTTGCACCCAGGTCACCCCACAAAGATTACTGAGCGGGCCATGGATGAGATGGAGGCAAGCTTTCCTGGATACAAGGAGCACATCAAGAATGTCTTGATAGCGATGGGAACTCCTATAAAGCCACCGATGAACTATTGGGATAGGAGTGTAATGCTGGAGTGGCAGGCCTTTCTGAAGGGACATAGTATAATTGCATAGAATCTAGAAACCCATTAAATGTATACCATTTTTTACTGTAAGAATCCCTTTGAAATAATAGAGACAGGAAGAATCTTTGCCGATTCTACTCTCAGACCATCACGGGGTCTTTGATGATGCACCTTAGCAAGATTGCATACTACCAGGGTTCCATTAGGTTGAAGATATACTTCTACATCTCTGAGAAAGAAATCATATTTGGCTAGAATAATCAGAGATTCTCTGAGAGCACCAATATATTTTCCTTTTGCATCCTCAGAAAGAGATTCCCATATATCCTCCTCCCATAAGGGTTTTGTCTGATCAACTGGATCAGTGGAAACTCTGAGAATCCCTGATGGAAATACATAAGATAAGATCTCATTTATCCTCATGTAATTTGCTTCATCCCTATCCATACTAAAAAATATTCAGAAGAAGATGTCAATTTTTCCTAGAGATTCAGAACAGGCAATCTGTTCCTACGCCAACCCTCAATACCGTTAATAAATGCAGAAACAGTGAGGCCATTCCTCTTAAGATGCACTGATGTTACACCCTTGCTAGATGCAGCTTCTATGTTATCTATCTTATCATCAAAGAATAGCATATCCGCAAATGGAATACCGCAAACCGCCTGGAGTGCTGTAAAATGCCGATCCTTACCTTTGCCAATACCGCCGCTACTATAGGCGTGAAAGTATTGTGGCGAAGGCATGGTGTCCCAAAGAGACTTCTCCACTGCACCTACCTTATTAAGACATGGCAATGCCTCCAGAAGTTCTCTGACAGAATGAGCACTAGGATTTCTTGACAGAAATGCCACAGGAATCCCAGCATCAAGAATTGCACCAAAGATGCCAGCAACATCATGATATGCATTAGAGGGACGGCCAAAGTAATCATAGACACCAGACCAGGTAGATTTCATAAATGGCGCAACGACATTCTTGTCACAGTCAAATGGCCATATAGTATAGTCGCAGTCAAAGACAAGAAGTGAGGGATTTGAGTTTTCCCCAAGTGATGTTCTGGCCCTGTGATAGGGTGTAAGAAGAGGGGGTGTGATGATTAACTGGGAAGTGGCTAGAGCACTTAATGCTTGCTCAGGTTGCCCTGGTAATACTGGCGGATACTCTTGCTGAGGCTGCTGGGTGCTTGGCACATTTGGCCCGCGCATTACCATTATATCTGCCATAATAGTGAGAGTGGATAAAAAATAAGTATATTAACTATTCAATTTTAATATTACTTAGTCATATCATTAGTCTTCTTACATGCACCCTGTGTTCCAGAATCCATGCGGGCCTTGTAACAGGTTCCACACGCACAATTATCTACATGATGCTGATAGTTGTATGTGTTGTGCTTAGTAATAGACGAAGTAACTTGAACAAGATCCATCTTCGCCATCTTGGCCTTTGCCTCATTCACCCTCCCAGGAAGACATGAGCAATATATAGAACAATACTGTGCATCACAATGGCAGGGTAGCAGGACACTATTGATTTTAGGATTCTCAGCAAGATACTTCTCTGCCTCTGCTATAGAAGCAGCCAACTTTACATGTGCCCTGAGAATAAACTGATGCTATAAAAAATATTGTTTACAGGCTCAATTTTACTGAATGGTATCAGTAATAGAAGGGCTTGGTGTAGAATCCAGGAACGCCAAAGTGCTTTCCAATAACCAGTGCATGCACTTCCTTCGGATGGATCTCCATTAGCTTGGAAATCGTGATGCGGCCCATTTTGTAGGCCAGATAGCGCATGCAGTTATCATGAGTCAGCTTGAACTCAGTATTACCAGCGTTTAGCCAGTTAGAGC